TAGATTTGGCACAGTGACCAGAGACCCTGGCATTGAACTCCAAGACCTAGCAGCCACTGCTTTCCCAGCAGTGATCATTGAAAGCGGCAACGAGGAAAGAATCAGTATCACCCAGGGTGGTCCCATCCAAACTCGTCAAAGCACAATGGAAGTAAATATTTCTGTGTGGACCAATTCTAATTCACGAGTGGATACACTTCGCAACGATTTGATTGAACAGATTGAAGAATTGATTGAAGCGGATGCCAGTCGTGGAGGCCTAGCCTTAGATACGCAACTGGTCAGTGTTGTGACCAATAACCAAGAAACAGCACCATACTTTGCGATGGGTATGATTTTTCAGATCACCTATGTTTATACAAAGGGACAAGTTTAAAGGAATAAGAACATGGCAGCAACATCAGGCCGTAATGGTCAAATTACAGTTCAGTTACCAAGCGTAGACCTAGGCACTTCTTATGGAAGCGCCACAATCATTGGTCAAGTTCGCTCATGGAGCCTGGACGACACAGTTGAAACACTAGACACAACTGTGATGAATGGTTCAGCAAGCGGATTTATCTTCCGCGATACAATTCCAAGTTTTAAAACTTGGACAATCACTGTGGATTTCATTTATGATGCCGCAGACACTACAACAAGCGATGCACAGTTCAAGGCTGGTAACAATGCAGTTGTAGCAATTTACCCTGAAGGTAATAACACTAGCAATGATGTCGCAATTTCTGGCACAGGTTTGATTACAAGTCTAACTCGTAGCGCCAGTTTTGATGGTTTGATTGAGTGCTCTGTTACTTTTGAAGGTAAGTCTGCGCTATCATATAGCACAGCATCTTAATAGGAGACTACTGAGATGGCAGTCAAATCAGGACGCAACGGATCACTTAGACTTACCATTGGTGCCGCAGTAGATACCCCAGTTGGTTCTATTGCTACCCCTAGCACTGGATCAACACCCAGTGATAGCCTTGGTAACCTACGCTCATGGAGCATTGATCAAAGTGCTAACTTGTTGACTGTTGATACCGCAAGCATGGGTAACTTTACGACCTGGAACGAGACTTTTACTCTTTCCAGGTCTTGGAGTGCAAGTTTTGCAGGGCTTTGGGATGAAGGGGCACCTGGTGTAGACGACTTAGTTGTTGGTCGCACCGTTAAGTTTACCTTGTTCCCAGACACTTCTACCAGCGGTGGTAGTCCTGTAGAATACTACTCAGGCACAGCGATTATTGATAGTCTTACCTATAATGCAAGTTATGACGGTATGGTTGAATTAAGTTTCAGCGTTACTGGCAAAGGTGCATTATCGTATGAAGGCAATGCGTTAGCCTAAAATGGCAAATAAAGCAAGTGGCACTATGCGTGAACTTCGTCGTGAAGTCGCTCGTAGTGTCACCTCTTTATCAGAACAAATCTACCAAGAAATTGTAAGAACAACACCTCGCCGCAGTGGTGCAGCCGCTCGCAGTTGGACTAGACCGCCCAAGGTAGGTGATGATAATTACAATGTAGTGGTAACAACTAACCCGTTACCTTACATTGAGCCACTTGAAGGTGGTTCTAGCAAGCAGGCACCCAGAGGATTTATCCAACCTGCAATTGACAAAATCACAAGGAAACGAACATGAGCAAAGTATTAGAAGCCGCAAAGGCACACTTTAAAGAAATTCTAGCAGGCGGCCTTAAAGGTCCCATCAAGGTGCCTGAATGGAATACAGAAATTTATTACAAACCAGCAACCAGTTTTCAGCAGGAATCTAAGATTGTTGAACTAACCAGCCAGGGCAAAACTGTTGAAGCCTTGGTAGAAGCCTTGATCATGCGAGCACTTGACGCAGATGGCAACGCACAGTTCAGCAAAGCAGACAAGCCAGATCTAATGCGTTTTGTTGACCCCAGTGTTATCATGCGTGTGATGGCAGAAATGAATGATCCAGATACACAGCGCACAGTGGAGTCTGGACTGGGAAACTAAAAAGCGATACAGAACTTCAGTTCTTGTTTTATCTAGCACATGAACTCAAGTGCAGTATCGCAACTGTATTAAATTTCTCCGTAGTTGAAATACAGGCCTGGAGTGAGTGGTTCCAGTGGAAAGCAGAAAAAGAAAAGGCTGACATGGAACGGGCCAGGAGCAAACGCAGATAAGGGACATGATGTCCCTTATCCCACTTTTACTAGGCCCTGGTAAATATTGATAGGAGAAATCGCATATGGCAAGTTTTGATGTAATTGTAAAACTTGTAGACCAAACCAAGAGTTCAATGCGTAACATTGAATCTGGTCTCAAGAACATAGAAAAGCAAGGTGAAAGAACCAGCAAGGCCTTGGGTGCTGTGGGCACCGCTATCACCGCAGTAGTTTCAAGCGCGGTTGCTGGACAAATTGTTCAGATAGCAAAAAACTTTGGTGACTTAGAAGCACGAGTTCGTGCAACTTCTGGATCAGGTGCTCAAACAGCAGAAGTCATGGCCTACCTGGCCACTACAGCAGGGCGTCTTGGCATTACCTTGGATGATGCTACCAAAGCATTTAGTATTTTGCGAGCCAATGGTATTGATGCCAGTTATACGAGTTTAGAAGCCTGGACCAAATTGGCCACTGTGAGTGGTCGTAGTGTTGAAGACATTGCTGATGCTGTGGCCAATGCTTATCAAGGTAGTTTTGGTAAGATTTCAAAAGCCACAGAAGATTTAATCACAGTTGAAGAACGCTTTGGCCAGTATGTGGTCAAAGCAGGTGGACAGGTCATTGCCACTGCCCGTAGCACAGGAGAAGCAGTTGGTGTTATTCAACGCTACACACAGGCCAATGAAGCCTTTGCTGATGCATTCCAATCAAGAACAAACAGCATCACTGCCGCACTCAACAGATTGCAGACCACAGTCACTGGCAACACAGGTTGGAGCACACTGGGTCAAAGCATTGCTGGTTTGATTGACAAGTTTAATCAACTTCTAGCAGGATCAGGCACAGTAGGCAAAGCCATCAACTATTTGAGTAGTGCCATCAACTTCCTAGGTGACAACTTTGAAACCATTGCTACCATTGTGTCAGTGGTTGGTTCAATCTTCCTAGTGGGCAAGTTGTTTCAAGGTATTCAACTGATTGGACGCACCATTGTTGCACTAGGACAAAATGTCAAGAGCCTGGGCTTTATCTTTACCAATCTAGGCACAGCAGTTACCAATCCTGTCACATACATTGTGGCCAGTTGGCGCAGTTTAAGCACCAGCATTGCCAAATTTGCTGAGCGTGGTGCAGGTGTTGTTGAAATCACATTCCTAAGAGTGTTTGGCAGTCTTGGCACCGTAATTAAGAATGTTGGTTATGTTGTGCGTAATCTTGCCGCACCATTCACTGCATTGGCCGCATACTTTACAGGATTGTTTGATCCTATTATTGATAGACTGCGTAGTGCGTATGAGTGGGCAGGACGATTGGCAGAGCGTTTGAATCCATTTAGTTCTGGCACACCTGCCGCACCAGCAGTTCCTCCAGCCTCACCAGTCACACCACCACCTGCTACTCCACCAGCAGCCGCTGGCACTACCAATGCTGGTGTAAACCCAATGACTGAGTATCTCACTAGTTTTGCACAAAACCTAGCAAAGACTCGTAGAGAATATGCGGCATTGTTGGATCTCCTAGGTAGAACCACAGACATTGATCTTGCTGCCAGGCTGTTCCAAGAACTAAGTTCTAAGGCAGAAGAATTAGGCATTGTATTACAACGACCCATTAATCTAATTGAGCGTGATTTGCGAGTGGCTCTAGCCCGTAGCAACGAAGAAGTGCGTGTGGCCAATGAACAGTATAGATTAAGCGGTTATTGGTTGGCTGAATATGCTAACCAATTGGAATTGGCCAATGTTGAATTGATGCGCCAAGTAGTGATTCAAGGCCAAACAGCCTTGATGGAAAGAAAGTTCCAAAATGAGTTGTTGGCTTCAAGCATAGCACTCAACGAGCGTGCTCAGAAACTTTACTCAGCAGAATACCAAGAAATGAGTTTTATTCAAACTCTACGAGGTAGCCTGATCACACGCATGGAAGCAGAAAAACTGCTGGAACAATACAATGATGCCCTGGCTCGTGGTCGTATCAACTTACAAGAATATGCACAGGCAGTTAGAAACATTGATGAAAGTTTACTAGGTGCCACAGAGCGTCAACGCTTATTGGTAGCAGAAGTTCAGCGCACCAGTGAAGTTCAAACACAAAATGCCATAATTGCCGCAAGCCTGCAACAGCAGTTTGAAGCAGGTCAAATTACGGCTCGCCAATTGGCTTTGGCCATTAGAAGCCTAGGCGAAGAATTCTTCAACTACAAGAGCATTATGGAAGGTGCAGTAATCACAGCCAACGATGCAGTTCGCAGTGATGACACACGCAGACAAGCACTTGAAGAACTGACCAAACGATTCCGTGAAGGTGCAGTTGCGGCTAGAGTTTATCGTAGTGCTGCCACGGCATTGGGTGGTGACACAGATGAAATTGAACGCACAGTCAACGCCTACGCTACCTTTAGAGATAGAATCATTGAAACCAATGAAGCCATTAGAGCCAGCGTAAGAGGTGCTGCCACAACATTCAGCAGAGAGTTTACAGAAGCATTTGTCAATGCACAGAATCCTCTAAAAGCATTTAGAAACTTCTTTACCAACTTGTTGACAGACATGGCCAACCGCATTGTCAAACAGCAATTGGCTGATCCTCTAGCAGATGCATTGTCAAGAATGGCCAATGAAGTAATTGGTTCCAATGGTGAAGGTCGTGCCGCACAGATCATGAGTGGTGGCATGCAGGTCACTGGCAACAACATGGCTGAAACTATTCAGAACGCTGGTTCAAGAATGCAGGAATACATGACATCAGCGGCACAGGGCATTGGCAACATATTCTCTGGCATGGGCGATGGCTTGATGAGCATTTTCTCAAATGTGTTTAACTGGATCAAAGATGGCCTAGGCAGCATTGGCTCAGGTTTGGGCAACATATTCTCCAGCATGGGCGGTGGTGGA